ATTGTAGCATTCCGCTGGAGAGCGGTCTATAAATACTACTATTTTATTATACGAAGTAACGCCTTTATCATGGCCGGGGTGATCTCCGGCAGCAGCACATGGCCCAGAGCCGGAAAGACATGCTGCTCCAACAGCTGGGTATAACTGGCCCGGGTCTTTTCCGCCAGCGTGGCGGCTTTCTCAGGCAGATAGACGGCTTCGGTATATTGCCGGAAGGTTTTGATTTTGGCCGCCTCTACGGCTTCCGCAGCGGCCTTTTGCGCAGTCTCTTCACGGGTCAGCACTTCCCCATCCGCCAGCTGCTGCTCTAACTCAGCAGCAAACTTCTGCAGTTCCCGCTCAATGGTGCGCTTGCTCCATGTCGGCTCTGGACGGAAGGTGCGCCAGACACGCCGCCCTCGCCCATTGCTGGCCTGCACCTCGTAGATTCGGTTTCCGTTTTTGTCAAGTTTCTCCTTGAAACTCGCCATAAAAATACACCTCCGTTTGGGTACACTTTGACAAGCCTGCCCGGAGGTGGTACAATACAGTTGTCTTAAGTCTGCATTGTCCCTCGTGGGCAAGCTGGTCTTGGAAACGCTCTCGGTGCGCCAACACCGGGGGCGTTTTTATTTATTAGAACAACCACCAAAAATCGTAGATTCCATCGACGTCTACTTCCGCCTTAGGCTCTTCTACAATCTTTATACGAGCAAAAGCATTGCGGTCTACCGGCTGCGTATCACCGGCAATATCATGGAAATAAACAACTTCCGGATTCAATCCAATCCACACCTGCTCTGGCGTAGACCACCACTGCTCATTATAATAAACGATGTGTCCGTCAGCGGCTTCATTCACAAGCGTTTCTGCATCTCCAATATGTGCAGGTGCCCATCCGGCCTGTACGGACGGCGTGACATTATCGGAGAAGTTGGTGCAGACGCCGGTTTCCTTGTCGAACTTGAAGGTCATTACGTCGGTGGCCAAATCTTCATAACGCCGTTCTCCGGTTTCTTTGTCGCAGTAGTACCAATCACTGCCGTTTTTTACCCAGCCTTTAGCCATTTCTCCGGTAGTACGGAAATAGTACTGCTTTCCATCAATGGTCTGCCATTCATCAGCAGCATATTCGCCGTCGGCTTTCTGATATTTCGTGGTGTTGGTGTCTTCGTTGATGACCCAGCCTTCAGCAAAAGCCGAAAGCGGCAACAAACAGACCAAAAGCAATGTCAAGGCAATCGTTGAAAGCTTTTTCATGTTTCCTCCTAATTTCACCTATCGGAAATTTTAATAGGTCATTCGCTTGCATCAAACGCCAAATGGTTGTATAATACAGTTGAATCAAACAACTATCGTGGGGAGGCAAGCAGAACAGTGACACGTCAAGACTACATCGATGCTATTATACGACTGCTTGAGAAAGCAGATTTTCGCAAGCTGCGGCTTGTGTGGATATACGCAAGCCGCCTGATCAGCTGACATATCGCATCCTCGGAGCGCCTACGGGTGCTCTTTTTTTTGTGTCAATTTTTCGGCCATGCGTTCCAGCAGCTCCCAGTCCTTGGGCTGAAGGTCTGCCAGCATCTCCACAAAGCGCTTTTTGAAATTGTCATCGTCGTCCCGGGTCAAATCTGCAAGGAATGTGGCGATTTTGTCAGACTGGGCGTCTGTCGCCGTCATTTCGCCTTCGCCGGTGCGCAGCCATTCTTCGCAGACTCCGAACTTGTCACATATGTCTTTAATAGTACGGTCGCTGGGAACGCGACTCCCGTTTTCTAGCATCCAGAGATAATTGCGTGAAAGGTTTATTTTTTCTGCAAACTGCTCTTGAGTCAACCCTTGTGCTTTACGAACAGCTTCGATTCTTTCATTCATGGTATTCACCTCCTTACAATTTGCATTATAGTCCATCAATCTAACTCTGTCAACAATATTTTAAAAAAAATGACGATTTCAGTCTTGCAAAATCTAACCCAGTATGCTATACTCTGCTCACAAGGTTAGATTTGCGACATTGACAATTCAACATTGCAGGTCCGACCCCAGCGAAAGGAGGTGAGCCACATGGACAATAACAAAAAGCCCAACGAACCGCCGGAAGCGGAGCGCTGGGCAAAATCTGAAGATCTTGACCGCAAGATAGAAGAGGAAGAAGCAGAACGCTGGGTACGCATCGAAAAGTCAGAAAGAAACGCAGACATTATGTCCTACTTTTCTCTGGCGTTCAGCATCATTGCTCTTCTGATCACTTTAGCCAAGCGACTATAACTGCAATGATAGACACCACAAGGCTGATTCTTGCACGAACTTCTGCCTTTTGGGCGCGAATTTCTGCGTTTTGCGCACGTTTCTCAGTTTCTTCAAAGTGCTGCTGTCTGCGCAGTTCCGAACGTCCACCGGCATTGATCTGATACAGATATTCCGGTTCTTCATAAGCATAGCTGAACATTTCTTCATCTTCGTATCGAAAGACCATTTCACGATTGTGTAACCAGTCCATCGTTTCAAAGGTGACTGCTATGCCGCGCTGGTTCATCTGATAAATGGAAAATTGTTTATCTGGATGTTCGTTCAGAAATTCGAGCACTCGCAGCGTTTTTTCATCAAGCATTTTTACACTTCCTTCCCGCTCAAGTATAGCACGGGAAGGGAGCCAGCCACAAGGAGGTACAGATTCACATGAACGACTTAACCACATTCACTAATCCCGAGTTCGGGCAGGTACGCACCGTCGAGATCGATGGCACACCGTGGCTCGTCGGCAAGGACGTTGCCGTGGCGTTGGGGTACAAGAATCCCGGCAAAGCCATCATCGCCCACGTCGATGATGAGGACAAGCGGCTTGAGATGCTGCCGCAGGGGACAGATTCCCAAAATGGGAATCTGTCCCCCACATCCAAGACCGCTCTCATCAACGAGTCCGGCCTGTACAGCCTGGTGCTGTCCAGCAAGCTGCCCAAGGCCAAGGCATTCAAGCGCTGGGTGACCAGCGAGGTGCTGCCCGCTCTGCGCAAAAACGGCGTATACGAGACCGTCAAGGCCCAGCAGCACATCGAGCAGCTGGAAGCTGTCAACGCCCGGCTGAACACCGCCATCCAGGCCGTGAGCACTGCAAAAGCCGAACTGGCCGAGGTCACGGCCATGCGTGATAACTTTATTAAAGACCGGGACGATTTCAAGGAACACTTCCAAAAATGGAAATCCCTGTACGGCGGTGCCTGCGACCGCCTGCGCAGAGCCGAGAGCCTTGTGCAGCAGGCGCAGGACAATCTGAACAGCCGCATCGACCAGCTGAAGATCGTCGCCTTTGGCCTACCCGCGTTCGACCAGATCATGGCCGACATCTTCACCACTGAGAAGAAGGAGTGATTTTTATGAAGAAGTCCAACCTCAACCCCGCCGCCTACGGCCTGACCGTAGACGAAGCCACCCGGCTCGTCCGCCTCCACGATATGTGCGCAGGCATGACCCCGGAGGACTTTGACCAGATGGAGACCGCCGCCCGCAGCATCCAGCTCGTCAACAGCCTCAAGAAGCTGGACAGCCGCCCCGGCGGCGCAGCGTGAAAGTGGGGTTGATACCATGAGAAAACGTATACCACCTGTTCCCACCACCCCGTTCATGAATGTCCGCGATGCTGCCCGGGCCACCGGGCTTTCGGAATACTACCTGCGCAAAGAGCTTGCTAAAGGCACCATTCCTCACCTCAAGAGTGGCCGGGGCATCATGATCAACGTCCCCGCCCTGCTGGTGCAGCTGGGTGTGCCGCAGAAATAAAAAGGAGGCATCCGCATGAGAATCAAATCTGGCGTCTTTTACTGGCTGGCGGTTGCCAGCGGTGCTGTCGGGATGCTGTATGCGCTGGGCTTTGCAGGCAGCATCGAAGCCCTTGGCGTCATCTCCGACACCGACTTCATCACCGCGATGGTGCTGCTGTTGCTGGCGCTGTTCTTCGTCCAGCTGGGCGACCATGCCGCAGAGCGCGAAGTGCAGCGCCGCAGGTACATCGATCGCCGCCACGCCCGCACCGAAGAGCCGGAGTACCGGCAGAACCGGAGGGACGCATGAACGCAAAAAAGCCCGTCGGTGCTGGAACACCGGCGAGCCTGCAAAGGGATGATGGTTTTTCTAGCCCATCACCCCGAAGGATAACACACTTTGGAGGTTTTAGCAAGAAAAATGAACACAGAAAATCAAAAAGCACTGCTGGAATATATCCGGAATATGCCCGAATGGCAGTCTGCGCTGATTTATGAGCAGCTTGCCTCCCTGAACAAAGCGGCCGCTGACATTTGCACCGGCACTTCCACTCTGGAGCAGGGCTTTGCTGACGGCAGACTCCGACCAGACCGTTATTACTGCTCTGACAGGTTCTTCCGCCGAGATTGCAATACCGGCATTCTTGAAAGCATCGCTTCCGCTCTTGGCAAGGCCCTGGCGGCGCTGGAGGTTCTTTCCACCCTGTCCGACGCATTTCAGAGGGAATACCTTTCCAGTGTCAAATTTTCGCACGACATCTACTACGACGAGCTGGAAAAGCTCTGTATCAAACACGGCTACGCAAAGGAGAGCAATGAATGAAAGGTATTTTGATTCAGCCGGGCAAAGACCCGGCCGTGACTACCCTGCCGGACACACTGCAGGGCATGGAAGCTCTTTTGCAGTGTCCCTGCGAGCAGAAAGTCCTGCCCCGCACCCCTGCGGTGCTGGTATACGGCATCTATGGCAAGAGCCTGAACCGTACTTATCGCGGCCAGCCCATCTATGGCACTATCCTCTGCTACGGTTGGCGGAATAACCGCTTCCAGCCCCTGAGCAAAGACTTGCAGGCCGAGATGCTGGACCGCCTGAAGGACACGGAGGTGAGAGTATGAACGCCTTGACGCAGGACGAGCCCGCAGCCTTTGACTTCTCGGCTCTGGGTGATTTGTCCCAGCAGGCCGCAGACGCCGACCAGCAGTTTGATTTGCATTACGGCGCAGCGCAGGACGAGTATCTGATCTCCTGCATCTACCTTGCCCGCATCCACGCTTTGACTGCCAAGGCGGGCCGGTATGGCGGCGGTACATGGACAAAGTGGTATGAGAGCAAGGGCTTGAGCCATGGCAGCGTCACAAAAATGGTTCAAAACGGCGACGCTTTTAATTCGTCAACTGTTGACGAATTAAAACAGCTGCCAGAGCTGACCCGCAAAGATTTGAACCTCATCGCCCGCAGCGGGTGTGTCGCGCAGGTGGTCGAAGCCGCCGGAGACAGCCAGCGGGTGCAGGAGCTTTTATCCCAGCTCAAGGCCAAAGAGTACAAGCTGAACGAAACGCAGGCCAGATTGAAGAGCGCCTGCATTCAGGAGCAGGAGTCGCGGGACGCAATGAACACCGCCAATGCTCAGCTGGAAGCCGCCCACGCCGACATTAAAGGTCTGACCGAACAGAACGATCAGCTCAAAAGCCGGTTAGACGCCGCCGAAGCCCGAGAAGAGGAAGCATGGAAGATGCAGACCAAGGCCGAGCAGCGTGCCAAAACCGCCGAGAGCCAGCTGGAAGGCTCCCGTCAGGTAGCCGAAGCGGCCAAGCGTCACGCCGACAAGTGGAGATCCGAGGCCGAAGCTGCCCGGAAGCAGCCCATCGTGGGAATCGTGGACAAGGACGAAGTCGCCCGGCAGGTAGACGCCCTTACCGCCGAAGCAAAAGCGCAGGCTCGCAGTCAGGTCGAAGACGCTCAGCGTCGGGCCAATGAAGCCGAGGCCAAATACCAAAAGCTGCAGCAGGATGCAGACGGCTTTCTTGCCCCGGAGCAGGCCTGCGAACAGCAGGCACGTTTTATTGCAGACAGTATGCGTTCCATGTACCTGAACTGGTTCGGGCAGGCTTGCGCCACCGGCACCCCGCTGGCCCAGATGGGTGCGCCGCTGTACGCCCTGTGCGGGGAGATCATGTCCTCGCTGGAAGACGATACCACCATCAACCCCACAGCTGCCGGCAGTGTGGAAGACGCAGAACGGGAGGCGTTGTTTGAATGAGATTTGACATAAAGGCATTCCTCCGGCTGATGAAGCAGAGTTGGCGGGGCGGCGGCGTGAAGATCCAGCGCACCGAACATCGCGGGCTCTGGGATTCCTTTTTCATCACCGGCGCGGGCTGGGCGCTGCTGATCCCAAAGGAGTACTGTCCCAGTGAGATCACAGGCCAGATCGTCACCTGGCTGGCCGATATGCCCAAGATTGGCGAATCCAAGTGGGTAGCCAAGGGCTGTGGCCCGCAGGACATCCCCGAAGGCGACAAAGTCACCGATCTCAGCCGTTATACAGCCGGCAACTACGAGACCGGCATGGTCTGCCTGCCGATATGCACCACCGCAAACGCCCTCGTCCAGTACAGCGACAGCAATTTGGTAGCAGCTTTTCCCCTGGATGCCTTTGCCGTGGTCCAGGCCGGCGCAAACTTTGGTTTTCTGGACGCAGAGACCGGTATCGCCCGCTGGCAGGACGAGGACACACAGGGTCTTTTCTGGCTTTGTGACAATGCGGACAATATTCCGCAGGATGTACGGGATGCCGCATCACGGTTCACCCCGCAGAAACATTAAGGAGGTATTTTTATGGTTGAAATCACCCGAGCTACCCGCGAAAAATCCAAGCTGCGCATTGCACTGGCCGGTGTGTCTGGCGGCGGCAAGACCCTGGGCGCACTGCTGCTGGCTTCCGGACTGACCGGCGGCGACTTTTCGAAAGTCTGCTTGATCGATACCGAGCACCGGCGCGGTGAACTGTACGCAAACCGCAGCGACCTGGGCATCGGCGAGTTCTGGTACATCGAACTGAAAGCGCCCTATTCCCCTGACCGCTACAAGGAATGCGTGGACGCCGCTGTACAGAAGGTGGGGCCAGACGGTGTTGTGATCGTTGACAGCTTGTCTCACGCCTGGAACAGTTCGGGCGGTGTACTGGAGATCAAAGCCGGCATTGCCGCTCAGCCCAACAAAAACAGCTACACCGCCTGGGATGAAGCCGGGCGTATCCAGAACAACTTCATCAATTACCTGCTGTCCGTCAACTGCCACACGATCTGCACCCTGCGGGTCAAACAGGACTATGTGCTCACCGAGAACGACCGCGGCAAGCAGGTGCCGGTGAAAGTGGGCCTCGCACCGGTGCAGAGAGACGATGTGGAGTATGAGTTCGACATCATGTTCACCATCGGGCGGGACCACATTGCCACCACCAGCAAGGACGTGACCTTCTTGGACGGCTTCGGTTCGGTGATCACACCGGAGCTGGGCCAACAGCTGGCCGAGTGGGCCAATGACGGCAAGGAGCCCATTCGCTGCGAGGAATGTGGGCGGCTGGTATCGGCCACCAGCAAAATGACCATCGACCAGCTGGCCGGCTACACCCGTAAGACCTACGGCAAGTGCCTGTGCCAGACCTGCGCCCGGAAAGCCGAGATAGCCCGTCGTGCCGCCGAAAAGGAGAAGGAGGCCGACAATGCGCCCCAGTGATACCCGCACCCGTCAGAAAAAAGACAAGCTGCAGCAGGCCCGCAATGCCCGCGGCAAGATCTGGCAGGACGATCTGCTGGACATCCTCTGCGGCATTCCGAACGTCTGGTGCCGGGGCTGGCCCACAGATTATTCCGGCCAGCCCTATGACATCGAGGCCACCATCGACGGCCGCAGCTGGGGCATCGAGTGCAAGCATATCGTCAAAGGCAATCTGCCCTTCTCGGCTTTCCGCCCCAATGAGGTGGAAAACCTCAGCCGCAAGGAGGATGCCGGCGGAGTTGCCGTAGTAGCCGTGCGCCGGGATGTGCCTGCCTCCGACGTTTACTTTCCGTGGTACTACATCCGCGACCGTATTGAGAGCGGCGAGCGTGGCAGTGTGAAACTGGAAGGCCTGCCCACTGACATTCTGAGCGTGCTGGAGGTGGTGCATCCGTGATCTACACGCTGGATGGAGAACTCCATCTGCAGGATGTGCCGACGCCGCTGCTGCACCAGCTCATCCATGAGCTGACCGTGCCGAATCCCAAGTTTCAGAACGCCCTGCGGCTGGGCAGGCCCACCTACAACATCCCGGAGACAGTGATGCTGTACGAGATCAAGGGCAACGCCCTCACCCTGCCGCGCGGCATGGCGGAAGAGGTCTGGCGGGCGCGGCCCGCAGGCACCACTGCACAGGTCCGGACTCTCAAAGGCGAACCAGTCGATTTTGATACTTCTCGCTTTTCTCTGCGGAGCTACCAGCAGCAGGCCGTGAACGCTGCACTTGCCTGCCGGTGGTGTCAGGGTGTGCTGATCGCGCCCTGCGGTGCCGGAAAGACTGAGATCGGCATGGCGGTCATTGCCCATCTGGGCAGACCTGCGCTCTGGATCACCCACACACTAGACCTTGCCCAGCAGGCCAAAGAGCGCGCACAGCTGCGTCTGGGGCTGGATGAGCGAGAGGTGGCCATCGTGTCCGGCAGCCACAAGCGCTGTGGAACTAAGCTCACCATTGCCACCGTGCAGAGCCTATACCGCATGGAGCTGGACGAGCTTGCCCGCACTGTGGGTGTTGTGATCGTAGACGAGTGCCATCATGTCGTCAACAATCCCGAACAGGCCAGTATGTTTGCTGCAGTGCTCCGATTCCTGCCCGCCCGCTGGCGCTTCGGCTTGACCGCCAGCGACACCCGAAGCGACGGCCTGAGCGAGACCATTTTTCAGGTCCTGGGTCCCCGCGTGGCAGTGATCGACCCCCTGCAGCTGGAGCAGCTCCTCATCACGCCAAAAGTCGAAACAGTCCCCACCACCTTTGTGTACACCCCCAGAGCCAACGAAAGCCCCATCGACTACATCCGCCTGATGCACCACATGGCCGATGATACGGGCCGGATGCAGACGGTGGAACACATCATCGACAGGGCCGTGACGGAAGGCCGCAGCTGGCTGGTCCTGGCAGCGTCTCTGACCATTCTGGACCGGCTGCACACCTATGCACTCAACCTGGGCCTCGCCGCCGAGTTCGTCTGCGGCGCCACCAAAAAATCAGAACGCACTGCCGCACTTGCCCGCATGAAGAATGGACAAGCCCGCATCCTGTTCGCCACCTACCAACTGGCAAAAGAGGGTTTGGACATCCCGTGTCTGGACCGTCTTGTGCTGGCAACACCCACCCGCAACAAGGTGATCGTACAGCAGAGCGTCGGACGCATCCAGCGCCCGGCCCCCGGCAAGACTGAAGCCCTCGTGATCGACCTTGTGGACGAAAAGACCCCGCAGCTGATGGTACAGTATAAACAGCGCCGGACGCTTTACAAAAAAATGAACATTACAGAAAAGGAGTAACTACTATGTCTGAACTGAACTATGCATCCGCCCTTGCCGCCCTTGATGATGATTTTGCCTCGGCCAGCGCCCCGATCGGCCGCTACAATGCCATTCTGAAAGAGGCCAAAATCGTCGCCCGCAGCAATAACGGCATCGCCCTGAGCGTATCCTTTGTCGTTACCGAGGGACAGTACAGGGGCCGTTATGCCTTTACCAGCTACGGCTTGAATAAGAACGGTCTGCCTTTCTTCAAAGGTTTTCTGCAGATGATCCAGCTGCCGCTGGCCCGCCTGAGCGAATTGGAAAAGTCGCTTTCCCTGTTCCCCGGCCATCTGTGTGTGATCAATGTGCAGCAGGATAAGCAGAAGCCCCAGTACACCCGCACCTATGTTGACCGCTACCTCGGCATGGGCAATGTAGAAGACTACCTGAACCCGCAGACCCAGCCGAACGCCCAGGAGGGTTTCACTGTGATCAATGACGCGGATGATCTTCCCTTTTAACTGAGGAGGTGCCTATGCTCGAACAGTTCCCTCAGGCGCTGAAAGAAAGCCGCCGCTGGGTCTGCTTCGACGCCGCAAAAACGCCCATCAACCCCGCCACCGGAAAAAACGCAATGCCAAATGAGCCCGCCACATGGGGTACGCTGGCGGCAGCGCAGGTTGCCGTCTCCCGCTTTGGCCTGCGCGGTGTCGGGGTGCTTTTAGGGGATGGGCTGTGCGGCATCGACATCGACCATTGCCGGGACCCGGATACCGGGACACTCTCTGATATGGCCAGAGAGATCATCGACCAAATGCAGACCTATACCGAATCAAGTCCCAGCGGCACCGGCGTACACCTGCTGTTTACAGGAAAAAAGCCAGCCGGAGCCTGCCGCAAGAGCAGCATCGGACTGGAAATGTACGACGGCGGACGGTATTTCACCGTTACCGGCAATGCCCTGAACAGCTTTTCCATCGAGGAACGCAGCGCCGAATGTGCCGCCGTACACGCAAAATATCTGGCGAAACCGAAAGCATCTCAGTTTTCTGCTCCCGCAGCCATACGGCAGAAGGTGGACTGCTCCGATGAAGAGCTGCTGCGTACCGCCTGTGCCGCCCGCGACGGCGAACGCTTTGCCGCCCTGTATGCAGGCAGCTGGCAGGGTTACTACAACAGCCACAGCGAAGCAGACCTCAGTTTCTGCAATCTGCTGGCGTTCTGGTTTGGTGCCGATGTGGAGCGCATGGACCGTATTTTCCGTTCCTCCGGCCTGATGCGTCCCAAATGGGATGAACGGCGCGGGGCCAAGACCTACGGACGTTGGACGCTTGAGCGCGCCGTCAGCGACTGCCAGGAGGTATACTCCCCCACATCCGCACAGGACGCCGTACCCTTTGCCGATCAAGACGAAGCGCTCCGCACTCTGAATGCAAAATATGGAGCGCATCCCCCTGCTGCGCCGGCCCCCGGCATCAAGACCTACTCCATGGACGACACCGGAAATGCCCGGCGCTTCCGCGACCGCTACGCCGACCGGGTACGCTATAACCCCACAGACAAGTGCTGGATGGTATGGGATGGCACCCGCTGGAAGCGGGATGACCTTGCTGCGGTCAAGGGCTTTGCGGATGAGATGCTGGACCAGATGGACAAGGCCTGCTTTGGCATCCGGGACACAAATTCTGCCGGTGCCATGCGCCGCCATGTGCAGAAAAGCCGTTCCAGCCGCAGCAAGGAAGCCTTCCTCAAAGAGGCCCAGCATCTGCCTGGCATCCCCATGCTGCCGGACCAGTTCGATAAAAACAAAGGTCTGCTGAATGTGCGCAACGGCATCCTTGATCTCGCCCGCCGGGAACTTGAGCCCCACGACCGGGAACGCTACATCACCCGCATGGCACAGGTAGACTACGATCCGCTGGCAAAAGCCCCCGTATGGGAAGCGTTCATCCAGTCGGTCACCGGCGGGGATGCTCAGCTGGCCGAATATCTGCAGGTGATGGTGGGCTACTGCCTGTGCGGCTCTACACGAGAACAGTGTATGTTCTTTTTGTACGGCGACGGTGCCAATGGCAAGAGCACCTTTCTGGAAACGCTGGCCAAGATGCTGGGCGACTACTGCATGAACGCCCAAGCCGATACCATCGCCAGCCGTTCCTCCGGTGCGGCCCGCAGCGACGTCGCCCGCCTGAAAGGAGCCCGATTCGTCACTTTGGAAGAGGGCGACCAGGGCGCGATGCTGGATGAAGGCCTCGTAAAACAAATGACCGGCGGCAACACCATCACTGCCCGCTTCCAGTACGGCAAGGAATTTGAGTTCCGTCCGGAGTTCAAGCTGCTGGAAGCCACCAACCACCTGCCGAAGATCCGCGGCACCGATGTGGGCATCTGGCGCCGCATCCGGCTGGTCCCCTTCACCCAGCGCATCCCGGAAGACAAGCAGGATATGCTGCTGCCTCAGAAATTAGAGGCCGAACTGCCCGGCATCCTCAACTGGGCGCTGGGCGGCCTGCAGAAATGGCTGGCCAACAGCCAGGGCGGCAAACGGCACGGTCTGCCACCCTGTGCTGCCGTGGACAGCGCCGTAAACGCCTATAAACAAGACCAGGACCGCATCGCGGCCTTTCTGGCTGACTGCACCGAACCGGCCGAGGACAGTGCAGTTCAGGCCAGCGTGCTGTTCCGCACCTATCTGAACTGGTGCAGTGAAAACAACGAAAAATGGCGCATGGCGAACAAACAGTTCGGCATGGAAGTGAAAAAGCACTACGAGATCCGCAAGGGTATGTACTACAACGAGTATGTAGGTATGACCCTTTCAGATGAAGGGATGCGCTGCATGGCGTTGGCACGTGGCACAGAGCCATCCGTCGCACCAGTCAAAAGCAGCCCTCTCTATGAGCAGACCCGCCTGAAAAATTGAGCATATGGAGGGTATGGAAGCAAAGGAGCCGTTTCCCAGACTTTTTCCTATATATTTTTGTTTCCCCCCCTAGGGATTTTTCAGAAATAGCCTCCTATCCTCCATACCCTCCATAGAAAGGAGTAACCAATTTGACCCACGAAGAGAAGATAAGCTGGCTCTCCCGCTATCGGGAAGCCGAAAAGCTCTACCAGCGGCTCTCCTACCGGCTGGCAGAGGCGCAGGAAGCCACCCGGCACATCACCCAGAACCTCAGCGCTGCGCCGGGCGGCAGCAAGGATGGGCAGAGCCTCGCCCGGGCAGTAGAGCGTGAAGAAGAAGCCGAACGCCGTGCCTACGCACAGCTGGCCGTCTGTGATGCTCTGTTTGAGGAAATTGATGCAGTGCTCCTTCAACTGGACAACAAAGCTTACTGCGCCCTACGGAAATACTTTCTGAACTGCCAGACGTGGGAACAGGTAGCCCATGATATGAATGTCTCTACGCGAAGAATCTACTTTCTCCGACAGCGAGCTATCGAGCAGTTGGAAATTTGAAAAAGTGCAGTGTCTGTTCATTGTAGGGTCATTCTGAAATGTGCTAAAATAGTACCATCGGCAGAGCCGGAAAGGCCACCCGATATACGCAGCCTCCGAAACTTTTCCTCCATCATGATGAATTGCTCCTTTGGACTTTTTGCTGCTTGACAGGCATTTTTCTCCTTCTTGAGCTTTCTGAGGCTGCTTCAAAGATTTTCTTCCCTGCACAGAAATGTGCGGGGATTTTTTATGCAGCCGTAGCTCAGCCGCGAGAGCGCTGGCGTGACCAGACGGACGGAGGGCCGCACCCTTCCGGCTGCTCCAACTTTTTTGCAAGAGAGGTGGTGGATACCTTGAACGACCGACAGAAGCGCTTTTGTGACGAATACCTTGTGGACAGCGACGCTACCAAAGCGGCTCTCCGTGCAGGGTATTCGCCTAAAACCGCTCGAAATGCCTGCAAATGGCTCAATGAAGGAAACCCTCAAAAACCCTCAGGCAAATTCAATCCTGAGATGAGAGCCTACATCGATGACCGCCTTGCCCAGCTCCACTCCAAAAAGACCGCCGACGCACAGGAGGTTCTGGAATATCTCACCTCGGTCATGCGGGGCAAGCATAAGGAACAGACCCTCGTGCTGTGCGGCGACGGGATGCAGGAGATCGAGGACATCGATGTCTCCGCGAGAGATCGCCTGAAAGCTGCCGAGCTCATCGGCAAGCGCTACGGGATGTTCAAGGACAACGTAGAACTGGGCGGGCCGATTCCGGTGGTGATCTCCGGCGATGAACAGCTTGTTGACTGACTCCCGCGCAAGCCAGCTCCACCTGCCGGACATCGTCGGCCAGGGCTACGGCACCTTCTGGCGGTTCAAAGGCCGCTACCGGGTCTGCAAAGGCTCTCGCGCCTCCAAAAAATCCAAGACCACCGCGCTGTGGTACATCGTCAACCTGATGAAATACCCGCAGGCGAACCTGCTGGTCATCCGCAAGGTATACCGCACCCTGCACGACTCCTGTTTCACCGACCTGAAATGGGCTATCAGCCGCCTCGGTGTGCAGGCGTTCTGGGACGTGAAGGAAAGCCCCCTCGAGCTGACCTACAAGCCCACTGGACAGAAGATCCTGTTCCGTGGTCTGGATGACCCGCTCAAGGTCACGTCCATCGCGGCCGAGCACGGGTATCTGTGCTGGGCGTGGATAGAGGAGGCATATGAAATCAGCTCTGAAGCCGATTTCAATATGATAGACGAGTCCATCCGTGGCGCTATCCCGCCTGAAACGGGATTGTTCAAACAGGTCACACTGACCTTCAACCCGTGGAACGAGCACCACTGGCTCAAAGCCCGCTTTTTTGACACCCCCGACCCCGATACTCTGGCGCTGACCACGAACTACACCTGCAACGAATGGCTCGACGATGCCGACCGCCGGGTGTTTGAGCGGATGAAGGTTCAGAACCCCCGCCGCTACAGCGTCGCCGGTTTGGGCGAATGGGGCATCGTGGACGGTCTGGTGTTCGAAAACTGGGTGGAGGAAGCCTTCGAAAAGACCATCATAGCGGCAAGGCCGGACGTCAAGAGTGCGTTCGGCCTTGATTTCGGTTACACCAACGACCCGACCGCATTCTTCTGCGGGCTGGTGAGCGAAAAGGAGATGACCATTTGGGTGTTCGATGAGCTTTATGAACGCGGGTTGACCAACCGGGCCATCTACCAGCGCATTTACGGCATGGGATACGCCAAGGAGCGCATCCGGGGCGACAGCGCCGAGCCGAAGAGCCTCGACGAGCTGCGGGAAGAGGGTCTTCGCCGCATCCGCCCGGCGGGCAAAGGCCCAGACTCCATCCGCAGCGGCATCCAGTACATCCAGAACTTCCGTATCGTGGTACATCCCCGCTGCGTAAATTTTCTGACCGAAATTTCCAACTACACATGGGCCAAGGATAAGTTCGGCAACAAGACCGGCAGGCCCATCGACGACTTCAACCACCTGATGGACGCCATGCGATACGCGATGGAGGACATCCAGCGCGGACCGACATACAGCTTTGACTGAGAGGTACATCCATGAATCTTATCGTGAACGGCGTGATGGAGAAGATCAACCGTTTCATCGTCCAGCGTGCCACCTGTATGACGGAGAACCAATTCGCCGCTGAGATCAAGGAATGGAAAGCCAGCCCCCGGCGCGGGACACAGATAAAAGGCTCCGACTACTACGAAGGGCGACACGAAATTCTGAACCGCCAGCGGTTGGCCATCGGGCGGGACGGCAATCTTGTGCCGGTGAAGAATCTGCCCAACAACAAGCTCATCGACAACCAGTATGCGAAGGCCGTTGACCAGAAGGTGAATTACTTTGTGGGCAAGCCTTTCACGGTGAGCTGCGAAGACCAGACCTATTCCGACCTGCTGGCGGGATACTTCAACCGCGGCTTCTTCCGGCAGCTGAAATATCTGGCCGAAGACGCACTGAACAACGGTCTGGCCTGGCTTTACCCCTACTATGGCGAAGACGGCCATCTGGCATTCAAGCGCTTTTCCGGATACGAGGTGCTGCCCTTCTGGGCTGACGATGACCATACCCGGCTGGACTGCGCCGCCCGGCTCTACACGCAGGAGGTCTGGAACGGCTACACAAAAGAGACCGTCGAAAAGGTGGAGTTGTTCAGAAAGGACGGCATCCACCGCTACATCTTTCAGAACGATATGCTGCTGCCGGACACTGCTGCCGGAGAGTACGAAACATATTTTACCGGTCCCGGGCCGGATGGGCCTGACACCGGCTATAACTGGGAGCGCATCCCGCTCATCCCCTTCAAGTACAACAAGCAGGAGCTCCCGCTCATCCAGCGGGTCAAGTGCCTGCAGGACGCCATCAACACCCTGCTCTCCGACTTCACGAACAATATGCAGGAGGATGCCCGGAACACCATCCTCATCCTACGCAACTATGACGGCGAGGACCTGGGAAAGTTCCGGGAAAACCTTTCGGCCTACGGCGCGGTCAAGGTGCGGGATGATGGCGGCGTGGAAAAACTGATCGTCGAGGTCAACTCCGACAACTACAAAGCCATCCTCGACCTGCTGAAAAAGGCGCTCATCGAGAACGCCAAGAGCTACGACGCCAAGGATGACCGTCTCTCCGGTAATCCCAACCAGATGAACATCCAGAGTATGTACGCTGACATCGACCTCGATGCAAACGGCATGGAGACCGAGTTTCAGGCTGCCTTCGAAGACCTGCTCTGGTTCATCAACAAAGACCTCGTCAACCGGGGCAAGGGCGATTTCGAGGATGTCCCTGTCACCATCGTGTTCAACCGCGATATGCTCATCAACGAGACGGAGAGCATCACCAACTGCCGCAACTCGGTGGGGCTGCTCTCCAACCGGACCATCGTTGAGCAGCATCCGTGGGTAACGGACGCCCAGACCGAGCTTGACCGTCTGGCGGAGGAAAAGGCCGCACAGGCGCAGGATGACTATACACCCACCACCTTCAACGCATAACAGGGAGTGTGACCCGCCATGAACAATTCCGAATACTGGCGGGGGCGCTTCTCCCTGCTGGAACACAGCACTTATAAAACCGCACAGGCGGCCCTCCGGGAAATGGAAGCGCTGTACCGGCAGGCCCTGTACCGCACCCGCAAGGAACTGGACAGCTGGTGTACCCGATTCGCTGACGACAACGGCGTTTCTCTCACCGAGGCCCGGCGTCTGCTGGGAGCGAAAGAGCTTGAAGAGTTCCGCTGGGACGTGGCGAAGTACATAGAGACAGCCCAGAAGGCCGGACTGGATGAGACGTGGCAGCGCCAGCTGCGCAACGCCTCCGCCAGAGTCCACATTTCCCGGCTGGAAGCCGTGGAGACGCAGATTCGCCAGCAGATAGAGGAACTGTATGCCGGGCAGGAAACACAGCTTACAGAGGCTGTCCGCCGGGCGGCAGACGATGCTTACACCGGCGCCCTGCAGGAAACGGCCATGGGCCTCGACATCCGCTTCAAGACCGTCTCCCTCGACAAGGGTCAGCTGGACGCCCTGACCGCAAAGGCATGGACGACCGATGACCGCACCTTCCGCGACCGCTGCTGGACGAATAAGAACTCCCTAGTGCAGGCCGTTCATAAAGGCTTGACGCAGGGTCTGCTGCGGGGCGACTCCCCAGCCCAGCTCACCGACGCCATCGCCAAACAGTTCGACGTTGACCGCTACAAGGCGGGCCGTCTGGTCTACACCGAAACGGCCTACTACAGCGCCCTCGCCGAGAAGCAGGGCTTCAAGGACTTGGGCGTCGAGAAGGTGGAGATCATCGGCACTCTAGACGGCAGCACCTGCAGCATCTGCGGCCAGCTGGACGGCAAAGAGATACCTCTTGCCCAGTATGAGCCGGGCGTCACCGTGCCGCCTTTCCATCCCCGCTGCCGCTGCACCACCGCACCCGTCATCCCGGAGGACTTCGCCGACGGCCTGCGCATCGCACGCGATGAGGACGGCGAGGAGTATTATCTGCCTGCGGGGACGAAGTGGACGGAGTGGAAGAGCAGGCAGAAACCCGATACTTCCACCTTCCAGAGCTTGAATCTCGAGCCGGAACCTGTTACAATGCAGGCAGTGGCGAAAATAAAAGCTTTCGACTGCGATACTCTGGACGCAGCCAAACAGCGCCAGCTCCAAAACGCGCATAAGCGGCTGTTGATGGAAGCATCCAAGCAGCCTCTTGGCGTTGAGGTTGGCAGAGTGTTCGATTTGAATATGCAGCCGCTGACGCAGACCCTCGCAGGTTCTCCTGAAGGGCATACAGTTGGGTTGCCTGATTTCCAAAATGATTACATCGCCACCCATACACATCCAGACAGCAATATCTTTTCGCCAAAAGATTTGCAAAGTTTTGTTCATAGGCCACATCTTAAATTGCTTACTGCCGTTGGACACGACAGCACGATTTATGCTATAGAAAAGACCTCTACCTTTGACCGTTCCGCCGCTGATATTCTTGTCACGGATTTAGGAATATCAGCCGATGAAATAGCTGCTATGTTCCATCAAGAAGAGCTTTCTTACGAAGAGGCCGTTCAGTCTCTCAATTTTATCGTCAGAAACTGTATTTCTGAGCTAGTGGGGTATGGATTAAACTTCTATGAACTACAATGAAAAACTTTTGACTCCCGAACGAATCAAGCGGATGCAGCAGCATTTACTTGCTCATCCTATCGACCCCAGCTATGATAAGCCGTGCGAAGAAAACTTTGACGATAATTGGCTGAACACTGACCTGCTCAACCAATCTACCTCTCGGGCTGAATACCGAATCTTGAAGGAAATTGGCCAACTGCCGCCCGGCATTGAATAATTCATTCACCACGATGCACACCGCACCGTGGTTTTCTTTTGCCCATTTTTAGAAGGACAACATGGAATTTTTCACTTTGTGGTTCATGATACTGTATCCCGCCACTTTCCATTTCTTCGCTTACTGCTGGACTTTTGCCGCTATCGCAATCACGGTTTCAGAACTTGCCCATTTGTTTTCTGCCTTGAAAAAGCGGCTGAAACCGTTTATTCGCAAGAAAAACTGAATCATGCAAGCGTCTTTGCCTCCGGGCGAGGGCGCTTTTTTCATGCCGTTTTCGCTCAATGGTAGAGCTGCTGATTTGTAATCAGCGGACGCGGGTTCGATTCCTGCAAGCGGCACCATCGTCTTTCTCGCCACAGACGGTAAACGTAGCGGGGCAAGTCGTGGCTCCTACCCACGGTAAACACAGGACTCAACAAACGAGGTGAATGACATGAAGAAAGAAGACCTGCTGGCAATGGGTCTGACCGAAGAGCAGGCAGACAAGGTCATGGACGGCCTGAACGGCGATTTCGTGACCAAGAGCCGTTTCAATGAGGTCAATACCGAGCTGAAAGCTGCCCGCACTGCCCTCTCCGAGCGGGACAAGCAGCTGGAAGAGCTGAAAAAGGTGGACGCCGCTGCCCTTCAGGCCCAGATCACCCAGCTTCAGGCCGACAACAAGCAGAAAGACGCCGACTATGCCGCCCAGCTCAAGGCGCTGAAGATCAGCAACGCCGTGGAGCTGGCGCTGACCGGTGCCAAGGCCAAGAACAACACCGCCGCCAAGGCCCTGCTTGCTGACTTTATCAGCAAGGCAGAGCTGACCGACGACGGCACCGTGAAGGGCCTTGCGGACGAGGTCAAGAAGCTGGCCGAAAACGAAGAGACGGCGTTCCTCTTCGAGAAAGCTGCTGCGGGCGGCTTCAAGGGCGCAAAGCCCGCCGAGAAGGGTGACCCTCCCGGCATCAACGGCATGACCCTTGAGCGGCTGCGCGGCATGAACGCCACCGAACGACACACCTACTCCCTCAACCATCCTGAGGAGTACCGGGCTCTTTACAACGGAGGTGTTACCTGATGCCCAACAAAACCTACGATAATTTCTTTCTCGCCAACGAGATCGAAGACCAGTACAACTCCCACCTCGACCTTGTGCAGTTCTGCACCGTCGATAACTCCCTGACCGGCACGGCAGGCATGGACTACAAGGTCCACGTCTACAAGGCCACCGACGGCACCGAGAAGCTGACCAAGGGCGAGGGCAACACCAAGACCATCGAGGCCGACTTCACCGAGAAGGTCTACAAGATCCTGCTGGCGCAGAACCGCTTCTCCTATTTCGACGAGGATGCCATGACCGACCCGATGGTCGTCACCACTGGCACCCGCCATGCAGGCGTTGACCTGTTCAATACCCAGAACGCCGACATCTACACCGCGTTCAATGATGCTACTCTTACCCTCGTGACCCCTGCGCTGGGCTTCGACGCCTTCGTGGACGCCGCTGCCATGCTGAACCTCGAGGATCTGGAAGGCGTGAGCATCTTCGGCTTCGTCAACCCTGCCGAGATGGCAAAGCTGCGCAAGGCCCTCAAGGATGACCTGAAATATGTGGAGTCCTTCGCCAAGCAGGGCTATATCGGCACGGTGGGCGGCATCAACCTCTACACCAAGAAGGATGCCGCCAGCGGCAAGGTGGTCATCGCCACCAAGAAGGCCGTCACTCTCTTCAACAAGAAAGGCACCGAGGTGGAGCAGCAGCGCGAGGAGAACATCCGCCGCAACACCATCTACAGCCGCAAGTACTACGTCGCTGCCATGACCGACGCCACCAAGGCCGTCGGCATCATCACCGGCACTGCAGCAGCCACCGCCGACACCGCCGTGAACAAGGATAAGAGCTATTATGCCAAGTCCGGCGTCGGCTATGTCAAGATGGAGCCCGCAGAGGGCGATAACCCCAAGACCAAGGGCTGGTTCGAGATCACCCCGGCATAAGGAGGCACACCATGCTGGAAAACGTCATCAAGCTGCTCCACGCTCTCGGGTTCGAGTCCGTTGACGAGACTGACCCGTGGCTGTCGCTGGTAAAACGCTCCACGGAAAGCACCCTGCTTGACCTCACCAACCTCGATGAGCTGCCGCAGGCGCTGATTCCGCTGGCCGAGCGGATGACCGCCGGCGAGTATCTTCGGATGAAGAAGTGCTGCGGCCAGCTGGACGGCTTTGAAGCCTCTGCCGAGGCGAAGGACATCAAGCTGGGCGACACCACGGTATCCTTCGCCACGGACGGCTGCACCACGCCGGAACAGCGCCTCGATGCCCTCATCAACGCGCTGACCCACTGCGACATGGCCGAGATCTATCGGCACCGGAGGCTGGTATGGTAAACCTCGGAAAGACATTTTCTGCGGCCCGCGCGGCGTTGGAACGATTTTATTCCGACACCTGCACCGTCTACGTCCAGCAGGAAGCAGAGTCTGACGGCTGCCTGACCCGCCTTGAAAGCAAGGTGCTCTACGCAGACCAGCCCTGCCGGCTGTCCTTCTCTTCTTCGACCACCGCCAGCGGCGACATCGTGGCGGCGGTCAGCCAGAGTGTCAAGCTGTTCGTCTCCCCGGAGCTGGTCATCCCGCCGGGCAGCCGCATCGATGTCCTGCGGCCCGGTGAAGTACCGCGCACGTTCCGTTATAAGTCGTCCGGCCCGGCGGCGGTCTACCCGACCCATCAGGAGATCCCGCTTGAGCTGGCGGAGAGGCACGCATGAAGGGCGGGTGCGATTACAGCGCGTTGGCGAAAGTAGACGCGCAGCTTCAGGAACTGCTGAACGGCAGGCTGGACGCCATCATCGACGAGAAAAGCAGCGAGGCCGCTGCCGCCCTGCTGAGCAAGCTGAAGAAGCGAACGCCGGTGGGTAAAGCGCCTCATTTCGACGAGCCGATGACTGTGACCATGAAGGGTGACGACTACACCACCCAGACCGTCAACAAGAAGGGCGAACAGGTGTTCCGGAAGCGCAAGGGCAAGACCTATCGCTTCCGCAGCAAAAGTGGATCCATCTTTGACCGTTATTGGTCTGGCTACAGCGGCGGCACCCTCCGGCGGGCATGGCGCGTTTCTCACGAGAAGGCCGGAGATGACCATGTCATCACCGCCGAGAACCCGGAGGAATACGCCTCCTATGTGGAGTACGGCCACCGCCAGACGCCGGGCCGGTATGTACCCGCGCTGGGCAAGCGGCTGAAAGCCAGCTGGGTAAACGGCAAGTTCATGCTGCGCACCTCTGTGGATGAGATCGCCGAAAAATACCCGAAGGCCGTCCAGAAGGCCGTAGACGAGGCCCTGAAGGAGGCATTCCGTGGAAAATGACATCGTGAAGGGCATCGCCAAAGCCCTGCGGGACACTTTCGGCCCCGGATACCGCATCTACCAGAATGATATTGAGCAGGGTTTTCAGACGCCCTGCTTTTTCATTCTCCCGATGAAGGCCACGCCTTCCCCGCTGGGCAAGGACCGTTTTCTGCTGAAAAGCCCCTTCGACGTCCACTTCTTCCCCGAGGACGAAAAGGACAACGCTATCATGCAGGCCATTGCGTGGCAGCTGTGGCAGGCACTGGAGTTCATCACTCTGCCCGGCGGAGACAAGCTCCACGGCACATCCATGAGCTGGGAGGTTCAGGACGGTGTGCTGCATTTTTTCGTCAGTTTCAACATGACGCTCCGCCGCATCGACCTTCCCGAGAAGATGGGCGAGCTGCACATGGAGGTCAACCAATGAATGAACCGAAATTCCCGAAAGAAAAGATACTGACATTTAAGCGTTTTGCTGGCCGTCGGGACCTGCTCAGCGTCCTGCTGGAAGACGGCAAGGAATATACGCTGGCGCAGGCCGAAGAGGCCATTCGCAAGTTTATGAAAGGCAAGGTGAACTGATATGGCACTGGGCGGCGGCACCTTTCTGGTGCAGAACAAGCGCCTGCCGGGCGCGTACATCAACACGGTCTCCGTGGCAGCCGCCTCGGCGACCCTCTCCGACCGCGGCTATGCGGCCCTCCCTCTCGAGATGGGCTGGGGGCCGCAGGGCGAGATCTTCACGGTAGAGCAGGGCGATTTCCTCAAGAACAGCCAGACGCTCTTCGGCTACTCCTACACCGCCGCAGCACTGCGGCCCATGCGGGAGGTGTTCTGTCACGCAAAGACCGTGCATTTCTTCCGTCTGGGCTCTGGCGGTGTCAAGGCGTCCTGCACCTTCGGCAGCGCAAAATATCCCGGCATCCGGGGCAATGCCCTGCGGGTGGTCATCACAGCCAGCGAAGGCAGCACCGAGCAGGCTCCTCGGTACGATGTGGAGACCTTCCTCGACACCCAGAAGGTCGAGACGCAGGAGGGCATCTCCACTGCCGCAGAACTGGCAGACAACGACTTCATCGTCTGGAAGGATGATGCTGTGCTGGCTCTGACAGCATCCACGCCGCTGACCGGCGGCACCAATGGCACAGTCGAAGATGGCAACTACCAGACCTTCCTTGATGCCGTCGAGAGCCGCACCTTCAATGCCCTGGGCTGCACCTCGGCCAACGATACCATCAAGAAGCTCTTCGCAGCCTTTACCGAGCGTATGCGCAACGATGTGGGCAAGAAGTTCCAGTGCATCGGCTTCCGCTATCTGGCCGATGACGAAGGCGTCATTTCCCTGAAAAACACCGTTACTGACGAAGGCGCAGACCCTGCGGCTCTCATCCCGTGGGTCGTGGGCGTGGCCGCCGGCACTGCGGTCAACAAGAGCGCCACCAACATGGTCTACGACGGCGAGTATACCCCAGACACCCGCTATACCCAGACTCAGCTGGAAGCCGGCATCCAGGAGGGCTCCTTCATGCTCCACGACGTGGACGGTGAGACACGGGTGCTCTCCGACATCAACACCTTCGTGTCCATCACCGATGAAAAGGGTGCAGACTTTTCCTCCAACCAGACCATCCGGGTGCTCGACCAGATCGCCAACGACATCGCGGTGCTGTTCGGCACGAAGTACCTCGGCAAGGTCCCCAACGACGGCGCAGGCCGTATTTCTCTGTGGAACGACATCGTGTCCCACCACCAGAAGCTGCAGGCCATCCGCGCGCTGGAGGATTTCGACCCCGAAGGAATCATCGTGGAGAAGGGCGAGAGCAAAAAGTCCGTTGCCGTCTCCGACCACGTCACTCCTGTGAACGCGATGGAGCAGCTGTATATGACGGTCTACGTCAACTAAAGAAAGGAGGGACATTTTATGGCAAACATCATGAACGCCAAAGACGCCGTCTCGGCCTCTCTGGCCGAGTGCTACGTCACCATTGAGGGCAACCGCTACAACCTCATGCAGGCCATCAAGCTGGAAGCCAAGGTGGAAAAGACCAAATCCGAGGTCCCCATTCTGGGAAAGACCGGAAAGGGCAACAAAGCCACCGGCTGGAAAGGCACTGGCTCTGCCACTTTCCACTACAATATGCCCATCTTCCGCCGTCTGCTCAAGCGCTACAAGGACACCGGCGAGGACATCTATTTCGACATCCAGTGTACCAACGAAGACCCTACTTCTTCGGTGGGTCGTCAGACGGTCATCCTGAAAGACTGCAATATGGACGGCGGCATCCTGGCCAAATTCGACGCCGATGCCGAATACATCGACGAGGATATGGATTTCACCTTCGAGGACTTCGAGATCCCCGAAAACTTCATCCTGCTGGACGGGATGCAGTGATTTTTTAACAAGAAAGGATTTTTGATATGGATTTGAGTGCATTTCTGGCCGAAAACGCCATTCCTCCCGAAGAGGAGGCCGCTTTTGTGGTCTCCAAACGCTTCCTGTCTGATGAAACGGACAAAAAGGGCAATCGCAAGCCCCTGCAGTGGAAGCTCAAAGCCATCACCGGCGCAGAAGATGAATCTCTGCGTAAAAGCTGTGTCAAACGTGTGCCGGTCCCCGGCCGGCGCAACCAGTACCAGCAGGAGACGGATTACAACCTGTATCTGGGCAAGCTGGCTGTTGCCTGCACCGTGTACCCCAATCTGAACGATAAAGCTCTGCAGGACAGCTACAAGGTCATGGGCGCAGAAAACCTGCTCAAGACCATGCTCACCTCCGGCGAGTATGCCGAATACCTGCAGAAGGTGCAGGAGGTCTGCGGCTTCGATGTTCCCCTGCAGGACGAGGTGGACGACGCAAAAAACTGATAACTGAGGGCGATGAGGAGGCAAACATCGCCCACTATTGCCTGCAGGAACTGCACCTCATTCCCTCCGCCTTTCTCTCCCTGTCCCGGAAAGAGAGAGCCTTTATCATCGCCTCCTGCGAAGTACGCGGAGAGGAAGAAAAGAAACGGCAGAAAGAAGCCGAACGAAAGAGCAAAAGGAGGTGACGCCGTTTGGCGACCATTCGGACAGCGATCTCCCTTTATGACGGCGTCTCCGGCCCGCTGCGCACCATGCACCGGGCGATGAACGTCGTGATGGACAGCTTCGAAGCGCTGAATACTGCTTCCAGCGGGGCCATTGATGTTTCCAGCATCCGGCAGGCCCGGGCAGAACTTTCCGGAGTCATGTCTGATTTTTCCCGCACTGAGGAGCAGATACGGAATGCAGACGACGCCCAGAACGAGCTGAACAGCTCCATCCGGGGCGGTTCTTCGGCGGCGGATACTCTTCTGGGCAGATTCAAGAGCCTCGTCGCCACTGTGGGCGGTCTGGCTGCCATCAAAAAGGTAGTCGGCCTCTCGGACGAACTGGCAAGCACCAAAGCGCGCCTGAATCTTATCGTGGACCAGCAGGAACCAGTGCCTCAGCTGGCCGATGCCAGCGTACACGTAGGGCTTGATGTGGACGACAGCCAGCTTACAGACAAGCTGGCAAATACAGACGCCCGCATAGGTGTAACGGTTGATGACGGCGGGTCCGTCGAAGAGCTGGAGCGCAAGATCATGGCATCGGCCCAGCGTTCCCGCGCCGCCTACTTTGACACAGCCTCCGCTGTTGCCAGTATGGGTGCCAATGCCAAGGCCGCGTTCAGCAGCAATGACGAGCTCATCTCCTTCATCGAGCAGGTCAACAAGCAGTTCGTCATCGGCGGCGCAGACGCACAGGGCCAGGCTGCTGCCATGCTCCAGCTCAAGCAGGCCATGGGCATGGGCGTCCTTCGCGGCGAAGAGCTGAACTCCGTCCTCGAGAACGCCCCCGGCATCGCCCGCATCATCGAGCAGTACATGGGCATCGCAGAAGGCTCCATCAAGTCCTATGCAGAAAAAGGTGCCGTCACGGCAGAAGTCGTGAAAGACGCGCTGTTGGGTGCGGCAGATGAGACCAACGCGGCCTTCGAGTCCATGCCCATGACGTGGGGCCAGATATGGACCTCGATGCAGAACAAAGCCCTCTCAATCTTCAGCCCCATCCTGCAGAGGATAAACGACATCGCCAACACCGACAAGTTTTCCGCCGTCACAGACGGCCTGCTGGACGGGCTTGCGGCGGCAGCGAAAGCCGGCACTGTGACGCTGGATGTTCTTCTCTCCATCGCTTCGGCCTTCATCGACAACTGGGGCATCATCCAACCTCTCATCTTTGGCATTGCCGCTGCGATGCTGCTCTACAACGGCTACCTGCTGACCAATAACGCCCTCACGGCCATCAGCAACATCCAGAAAGGCATCGCCGCTGTCCAGGCATACAAGGCAGCAGCGGCAAACGCTGCACTTTCGGCCTCCGAGCAGGCCGCTGCCATGTCTACCGCCAGCGCAACTGCTGCACAGTACGGCTTCAATGCCGCCCTGCTGTCCTGCCCGCTGACGTGGGTGATCGTTGGCATTATCGCTGTAGTTGCCGCCATCTATCTGATAGTGGCTGCCATCAACAACATGACCGGTTCTGCGATTTCTGCGACGGGCATTATCTGCGGCATTTTTGCCGTGGCTGCATCGCTCATCCTGAACACCGGCATCGGGGTTTACAACAGCTTTCTCGCTATCATCGGCACATTCGTGAACTTTTTCCTCGGCATCATCGAATGGGTCCTGAATGCTGCAAACGGCGGCTTCGATTCTTTTGGTGGCGCGGTGGCCAACCTCATCGGCCAGATCATCAGCTGGTTCTTGTCTCTCGGCCAGGTCGTGACCACCATTATTGATGCTATCTTTGGCACCAACTGGACGGCAGGTCTCGAGGACCTGAAAGGCACCGTGACCCAGTGGGGCAAGAACGACACAGCCATCACCCTCGACCGGGGCGATTACAGCGGTATCCAGCGCATCCAGTATTCTGACGCATGGGACGCAGGTTATTCCTTCGGCCAGAGCGTGGACAGCAAGGTCAGCGGCCTTTTTGACGGCTTCTCGATGGACTCGATGGGCGCATTCGACTTCGGCAATACCCTCGAGCGCATCGAGCAGAACTCCGGCTTCACCGCAGCCAACACGGCCGCAAGTTCGAAAAAACTGGATATTACCAGCGAAGAGCTGAAATATCTGCGCGACATCGCCGAGCGGGAGGCCATCAACCGCTTCACCACTGCCGAAGTCCGCATCGAACAGACCAACCACAACAGCATCTCGAAGGATGTGGATGTAGACGGTATCATGGACTACTGGGCGGACTGGTTCGCCGAAAAGCTGGATGTCAGTTATGAGGGGGTGCATGGATAATGGCTTATAAGATGTTCCTCAACGGCCTGCTGATGCCCGTCTGCCCGGGCAAGGTGACGGTCAAGGTCAATGGCCAGAACAAGACCATGAACCTGCTGAACGGTGAAGAGATCAACCTGCTCAAGACGCCGGGCCTGTCGGATGTTTCGTTTGAGCTGCTGCTTCCCCACAGGGCTTATCCGTTCTCTTCCTCCGTCGTTCTGCCGCCCAGCTACTACCTCGCCTATTTCCAGCGGCTCTCCCAGCGGGACACCGGCTTCCAGTGGATACTTGTCCGCACGAAGCCAGGCGGCGGGATGCTGCACTACACCAACATGACCGTCGCTCTGGAGGACTATCAAATCGTTGATGATGCTTCGGAGGGTCTGGACACTACGGTCCAGATCGAGTTGAAACAGTGGAAAAGCTACGGCACGAAACGGGCTGACATCACGCAGGCTGAGGACGGAACTCTGACCGCGTCCGTCACCTCGATACGGCCTGCACCGTCCGCCCCCTCTCCGGCCACTTACATCACCAAGGCGGGCGACACCGTCTGGAATATTGCCAAGCAGCTGACCGGCAGCGGAGACAGCTGGCTGGCCATTGCCAAGCGCAGCGGGCTGAACACCAACACACCCGAAGCCGGCACACTGCTTGATTTGAGGGAGTGACGGTATGGCATATTCTTTGTTTTTAGAGCATGAAGGGACGCCCCTGTACCCAGTCGTGCAGGAAGGTGTTTCGCTTGCTTTGGAGCGGAAGGGCGCGCCCGGCACTCTCAAGTTCACAGTCCTCGCAGACGAAGCCCTCGATTTCGAAGAGGGCGACCGTGTCCATTTTTCTGTGGATGGCATCGATATGTTCTATGGCTATGTCTTCGCCAAAAAGTCTGTCAGCGACGGCCTTATCAGCGTGACAGCCTATGACCAGCTGCGCTATCTCAAAAACAAGGACACCTTTATTGGCACCGGCCTGAAAGCCTCGGAACTGCTCAAACGGCTGGCGGAAGATTTCCACCTGCAGACCGGCACCATCGAAGATACCGACCATGTCATCGACATTATCGATGAGCAGAACCAGACCCTCTTCGACATGATACAGAATGCGCTGGATGAAACGCTGACCAACACCGGCAAGCTCTACGTGCTTTACGATGATGTGGGCAGGCTCTGCCTCCGAAACATCAACCAGCTGAAGCTTGATCTCGTGGTGGATGCCGAGACCGGCGAGAGCTACACCTACCAGACCAGCATCGACAGCCAGACCTACGACAAGGTCAAGCTTTTCTACGAGAACGACAAGACCGGCAAGCGGGAGCTGTATGTTGCTCAGGACAGCAGCAATATCAGCAAATGGGGCGTGCTGCAATACTGTGAGCAGGTCAAGACCACCACCGGTGTGCAGGCCAAGGCCAATGCCCTGCTCAAGCTTTATAACAACCGCACCCGCTCTCTGGGACTCAAAGGTGTCTTTGGCGACCCACGAGTCCGGGCAGGCTGCTCTATCATCGTCTCGCTCACCCTGCCAGACATGACTTTGTGTAACTACATGGTGGTCCACAAGGTCACACACAGCTTTCAGGGTGAGCGGCATTCCATGGACCTGACACTTATCGGAGGTGAATTTATCAGTGGCTGACCCTATTGATACCATCAAGCGGGCAGCGGCGGAGGCTATCGCCGCAGACAAGCCTGTGCAGCTGCTCTTTGGTACGGTCGTCTCAGCCTCTCCGCTCAAGATACAGCTCGACCAGAAAGCGACCCTGCTGGAACCGATGCTGGTACTGACCCGGAATGTGACCGACTACGAAATGGACATCGACGTAAGCCACTGGACGGAATTTGAAAAAGAGCACCAGCACAAAACCTCGGACGGTGCGACCGCTCTGCCCACCTCCCACCGGCACAAGTATGTCGGCACCAAAAAGGTCAAGATTCACAATGCCCTGCTGGAAGGTGATGTCGTGGTTCTGGCCCGTATCCAGAAAGGCAAGCGGTACGTTGTTCTCGACCGCATCAGCCCCATCCCCGAGCTGAAAGGAGAATGGCTGTGACCCCCAAAACAAATATCGACCTTCGGGGTGCTGTCACTATAGCTGCACGTCCCGGGAAGACCTTTTGTCTGGATGGTCCCGGTATGATAGACGGCAAAGAAGCCGTCCGACAGGCCATCTATCTTATCCTCAACACTGAACGGTATGCATGGCTCATCCACAGCTGGAACTACGGCGTAGAGCTTCACTCCCTCATCGGACAGGACCCTGACTTCTGTATCCCGGAAATCGAACGCTGCGTCCGGGAAGCGCTCCTGCAGGATGACCGCATCACGGCAGTGGACGACTTTTCTTTTGAAAAGCACAAGAAGTCCATCGCCGCTACATTTACCGTTCACACCATCTATGGTGACATCGAATCCGAAACGGAGGTGACTATCTGAGTGTCGGAACAGACCTATGACGCCATCCTCAAACGGGAGATGGCCCGCGTTCCCGGAGATCTGGACACCCGGGAAGGCTCCCTCATCTGGTACGCCAACGCCCCCGGCGCGGTGGAGCTGGTCAACCTGAACATCGCGGTAGAAGAAGCCCTCAACAACGGATTTGCCGATACTGCCAGCCGGAAATACCTCATCCGGCGAGCTGCAGAGCGGGGGCTTTCCCCGCAGGCTGCATCTGCCGCAATTCTGGAGCTGACCACCACCCCCGCCGAGATAGAAATTTCGCTGGGGACTCGATTCTCCATTGGGGCGCTGAACTATGCCATCACCAAGCGCGTCGCCGCCGGTGTATACGAGATCACCTGCGAAACACCGGGCGAGGCTGGCAACGACTACAGCGACACCTGTATTCCCATCGAATACGTCAAGGGCCTTGAGACCTGCACAGTCACCGCTCTGCTCATTCCGGGCGAAGACGAAGAAGCTACCGAAATATTCCGGCAGCGCTACTTCAGCAGTCTCCATGCGCAGGCTTTCGGTGGAAATCGGCAGGACTACATCGAAAAGGTCAACGCCATCCCCGGTGTGGGTGCTGTCAAGGTATATCGGGCATGGAACTCAGACATTGCACCTGCGAGTCTTCTCCCGCCGGAAGGTACGGATGCATGGCTTGAAACCCTTCCCGGCATACCGGAAGAAATAAAGAACTGGCTCGATACGATGTATCTTGCGGCTTCCCAAAGCAAGTTGACCGTCGGCGGCACCGTCAAACTTGTCATTCTGGACAGCACTCTCAGCAAGCCGTCGTCCACCCTCGTGGAGCTGGTGCAGACGACCATCGACCCCACCCAGAATGCCGGCGAAGGTCTCGGCCTTGCCCCCATCGGCCATGTAGTCAAAGTATACGGCGCCGACGAAGAGGTCATAAACCTCGACTTTGCCGTCTACTGCCGTCGCGGACTGGCATGGGAAGACGTCTGCGACGCAGCAGCCGACGCCGTGAAGGACTATTTCCGGGAGCTGACCCAGAGTTGGGCCGACACCGACGGTCCGCTCATTGTCCGCGTCGCCCAGGTCGAGAGTCATCTGCTTACTGTTCCCGGAATCCTTGATGTGGGCCACACGGCTCTCAATGGCCGGGAAGTGAATCTGACGCTCACCAGTGACCATATTCCGGTTCTTGGCACTATCTCGGCTCATGCAGCCGCGATAAGTTAAGGAGGCTACGGATGGAACGACAGCTGATAAACTATCTTCCCTTCATTCTCCGTGACCTTCCGGCATTCAAAGCGGCAATGGCATCGCAGCAGCCGGAATTCTCGGCTTTGTGGGACAGTGTCGCTGCTTTTCAGGACGACCTCTTCATTCTGACTGCCGGAGACCGCGGTCTCGCCCGGTGGGAGTACATCCTCGACCTTGTTCCGAAGGCATCGGACAGCTTCGATGTCCGGCGCATCCGCATTCTTACCGCGCTGAACCGTCAGCTGCCCTATACTCTGCCTCAGCTGCAGAATGTACTGAACAACATCTACGGAGTCGGTGCTTCCACCGCAGAAGTGCCGGAAAACAGTTACACCCTTCGGGTCACGATGCCTTATACGGACACCTATGCCGACACGATGGAGCTGGTAGACGCGATGTCTCCCCAAAATCTGTTTTTGCAGTACATCGCGTATCTGGAAGATGCACATCTTACAGCCTACGCCGCCGCTGCCCCATGCAGCGCAGTCACCACCTGCACCGTCCGCATCCCGGGCGTCATCGGGCCGAAGGAAGTCACCGGTCGGGCATATGCAGTCAGTGCAGCCAGCAGCACCCGGGTGCAGGCCACCGTGGCTCTGCCCGGCGTCATCGGCCCGAAAGCGGTCAGTGCGCCGGCCCTTGCAGGCAGCAGGCTGGCCAACACCCGCGAGACCATCACCATCAAGATTGGAGGAATAACGATATGAGCTGGGAAAAAGCCGCGTATACCCGCGCGGGCGCTGCCTTATTGTCGGAGTCGGTCTCCGGCGGCGCACTCATCATCACCCGTGCGCTGGCGGCCACCGAGGCCAGTGACTCTGACCTCGCAGAAGCCGTCACTCTCAGTGGCGAGACACACGAGGTGGACATCCTCGGCATCGACACTGTGGAGAACGACGGCAAACCCGCCCGGCGGGTCAGCATCCAGATCACAGCCGGGCAGACAGCCTACATCTGCCATCAGGTGGGTGTATACGGCAAGCTGGACACCGGCCCGGACGAAACGCTGCTCATGGTCGTGCAGGATGACCGGGGCGTCGAGATCCCCGCCGCCAGCACGAGCAGCGATTTCAAAATCGAGCTGGCCGTCCTGCTGGCCGTCTCCAACAACGCCAACATCAGCGTCACCGTATCGCCGCAGGTGCAGGCCATCATGCAGCTGGTCGCAAAAGAGCTGGATAAACACGACAAGAACCCCGACGCCCACGCCTCGGTCATCGAGGCTGCCGCCAGTGCGGCGGTAAAGCGCGTCGAGGAGTCCGGCCAGATCATGACCGAAGCACAGGTCAAAAAGCTCATTCAGACCCACAGCGGCAGCGGGTATTTCGGCGAGTACAGCCTCGTCCTCCGCGCTGATGGCTGGACTCCCCTGCCGGACACCGGCCCCTACCAGTACATCTACGATGCCGCGCTGGCTGACAGCGACAGCACACTTATCCCCAGCGGCAGCACAGATGTCAATGACTTCGCCGTGACCGCGCGGGCCGGCGTTCTGAACACCTGCGAGACCCGCGACGGCTCTGTCCGTTTCTTCTCGCAGCGCGTTCCGGATGCCGACATCCATGTGACGCTTACCCTGAACGGTTCCGGGAAAGGAGGTGGTACCAATGCATCTGGCAATGTGACCATCGGGCAGGGCCTCAAACGCGATGAGACCGGCGCGATCGCCGTCAGCATCGGCGACGGCCTTGCCTTTGACGCCACCGACGCGCTGACCGTCCGCAAAGACACCGTTGTGACCAGCGACGACCTCGTGAACGACGAAAAGTTATCTCAGGAAATCGCTGAAATTTTGAAGTAAAAGAAAGGAAAAAACACTATGTCCAAGAACATCACCACCGCTGACTCCATCCGCAATCTGGCCGCTGAGGTCAAGAAGGGCTTTGTAAAGAAGGAAGCGTTCGCCTCCATTCAGACCGCTGCTGAAAAGGCCATCAAGTCTCTGGATGTGACCGGCAACACCATCAGCTTCTTCACCAGCACCGACAAGACCGGTGACGCCGCCTTTACCGTGGACTTCCCCGCCGAAATGTTCCTCGACCAGACCAAGACCGAGTTCGTCCCCAGCTTCGCGTTCAGCGCAGCCACCTATCCCGGCTCGACCGACCCCAAGCTGGACGGCAAGCCCGTCATGGTGCTGGCCGTCAAGGGCGAGAACCCTGACTCCTGCACCTACTCTTTCCTGAGCATGGCTGCGCTGGTGGATACCTACAAGGCTAAGGCCGTCGGCAAGGATACTTCCACCACCGTCTCCATCGCGGGTTACGAGGTGGACGTCAAGGTCAACGTCTCCGCTGCCGAGGGTAACGCCCTGACCCTCAAGGAGGACGGCCTCTACGTCAGCACCGCCAAGGTCGAGGCATCCGACACCAACGGCAACATTAAGGTCAACGGCAAGGAAGTTACCGTCTACACTGAGCCCGCGAACGTCCTGCACACCGAGGATGTCGAGGACTTCAGCGCCGAGGACATCGCTGCCATGCTGGCAGACTAAGGCCCACAAGGAGGCTCTATGGCAAAGGTAAAAGCACTTTTGGCAAAAGGCCTCGCCGAACTCTGCAGCTACATGAAAAAGTATACCGCCGCCCTTGGCGACCTTGCTTCGGCCACAGCAGATGGCCTCGACGAAAAGCAGGACATCACGGCGGCGGTGTCTTTTACGATTCCGACGACCGGCTGGGCGAGGGATTCCACCCTCACCAGCTATTACTACTGTGACATCTCCATCGCGGGGCTTCGGACCACCGACATCGTGGATGTTACACCGGCACCGGAATCCTACAGTGTGGCGCGAACGGCAGGCTTTATCCCCACCGAGAGCATGGCCGGGAAGCTGCGGCTGCGGGCCAAGAAAGCTCCGACTGCGGCCATCAAGGCACAGTATCGCATCATCAACACAGTAAAGAACTAGGAGTGATTTTATGGCATATGGTTCTTTCAATTCGGGCGGCGAAGCTCTGGCTGTGGACGCCGCCCTCAAAGTCTCCGGCGCAGCTGCCGACGCCAAAGCCACCGGCGAC